ACCCCGGCGGGGGGGGTATAATAGCCAGCGGTCATCGTTCGTATCTCCACCGGAGGCTCCATGTTCTTCCTTCTTCTCTTCCTGGCCTGCTCATCTCTCGACTCTACCGACACCACGGCTCCTGCGTCAAGTGGCGCCGAGGTCGTCTCCTGCGTGGACCACAAGGCCGAGCCAGCACCAACCATCCGAGACGGATACCCGCTGGCGATGGACTGCGACGACTCGCGCTGTCTCCCTGCGACCTGGGAGAAGCAGTACGAGACAGGGTCCGTGCTCATCTCATGCCAGCGTTCGTGGGTTGAGCTTCGCTGGATTCCGTAGCCTCCCACGCCACATCGAACACCGCCTGGGCGATCTCGCCCTTCCTCATGGTCGTGGTCCACTGGACGCCAACGTGATCAGCGAGGCACCGGAGCTGCTCCTGCTTGAGTTCCCATGGGTCCCACATCAGCCACTCGAACGCCCTCGCCCGATGCGCCTCCTGCTCCTCGGCGTGCTTCCTGTTGGCCTCGGCGATCTCGTCCTGCCTCACCTGCCTGCGCCTCTCCTGCTCCGCCTCGGTGATGGCGAGAGGTCGGCGCCACGCCCAGTGTTGAACCGGCGAAAGGTCGTCATACGACCTGTCCCACATGGCCACGAATGTGACGGGCTCCCACGCGCTCATGGCTTCGTACCCTTCCGGGCACTCGTCAGGCGGCCTCGTTCCGATGTGGGTCTGCCAGAGGTCTACACGTTCCATGGTCATCTCCGGTCTGATGGTCAACTCTACCATAGCCCCTCCTGGATGCCCGGCCTAACCACAGGCGGGCGAGAGAGGGTAAGCCACTCTCCCTGTTGACGGGAGAAGGTACGTTTCTGCCCCGTCCGATCCTGGTCAATCCGTACCGCGCACCATCCCGCGTCCATGAGCGCCGGGATCGGCTCCTGCTCCGACACGCCCACGAAGGCCCCAGCGTCGGCCCACTGCGAAGCGATCCTGACCACCTCGTCTCGCGGGAGGTCGTTCGCGTAGCCGGTCGTCTTGGCGTAGGGTGGATCGATGTAGACGAAGTGGTCGGATGCGCCAAGCGGGATCGGCACGTCCTGAGCACGGTCGTAGATCGTCCAGCCGGTGGCCTGTTGCCCTGCCGTTGCCGTTGCCGTTGCCGTTGCCGTTGCCCCGCGTCCTTCGGTGACCCACTCCTCCATTTTCTCGGCTGAACCCATGACGAGCCCACTCCCCACGTCCCCCTGCCGATACGACCACGACGCCAGGAGGAGCCAGCGGGCTACGGAGTCGAGGGCGTTTGCCATTCTGTCCAGAGACAGGGCATCGTCTCGCGCCTCTTGAGACATCATGCCAGAGTTGAACCCTGGTCCGTAGTAACCATCTCTCGGGTTCTGCTTGATGCTCCACCGAAGCAGGACCACTGACGAGGCAACCTCCCTAACCCCCCTCAACTCCGGGTCCTTCCTCCACTCGTCCCGAAGCCGAGTCCACAGCACCCGAGGCTCCTCGCCCTCCCACCCGCGAATGATGGCGGCTACCTGCTCCGCGCCGCCAGGTTGGGAGAGGAAGCGCCAACAAGCGCCATACGGACCCGGTTCAGCGAGAATGATTCGGGGTCTCGATCCTGCCCTCAATCCGAAACATCCAAGGATCGGCCTCCAATATCCCCTCTTAGATCCTTGGTACGAAGTCGGAGGCTTCGCGTTGGGTCCGCCGGTAAGCACGCATGACAATGCCGCGCTTCCAGCACACAACTCTATGAACGTCGTCATTGTACGTGCCTCCACGTCTTTCCGTTGACTATGAACAGTATCGTATGAAAATGGACCCCATACTTTTTCGCGAGGCTTCCCGACCCGTGCTTGCTTGATCCCCTGACGTATTCTTTTCGTATCTCTGAAACCTGCTCCTCGGTCAGGACGGAGTTCGCGTCTTTGGACCCCTTCGCGGATCGTCCCTTGCTTACCATATCGACGCTATTGTCTTTCACCGATCCAGTAAAGAGATGGTTCGGATTGCAGCACGCCGGGTTGTCGCACCTATGGAGAACACAAACATCCTTTGGAAGTTCTCCGTTGGTGAACTCCCACATCAGTCGGTGGACCTTCTTCGTTTTCCCAAGCATCCACACACACCCGTATCCATCGTTGTCTCTTCCTCTCGTCCATTCAAGACATCCTGATTCTGTCTCTTTGAGAAACGAACTCAGGTATTCGAGATCGACGGTTCTTTGTTCTTTCATGGCGCACTCCTTTCCTTACGGTATCACGCCATATGGAGCATGTCAATAAGGCCACCCGTGAGGACGCACGAGAGGGCAGCGGACCCGGCGCATAGCTCAATCCAGGTTGTCATCGTCCTCATCCTCTCCCTCATCCTCGAACACCGTCCGATCCGCCATGCCGAGGATCGCCCGATAGATGGCCTCGCGTTCCTCGTCCGTCACAGCCCCACCTCCTGTAGCCATGGCGTCGGGTCCTCTCTCTGGATCTCCCTGTAGCCCCTGACACGCCTTCCCTCGTCCGAGTCGGGCTGCTCGATCTCGATGGGTCCGTTTAGGTCGGAGCCCCAACTCACCCAGGTCTCGATGATGTCGCCCTCCATCCTGTACCGCTCCTTCCTGTAGCGCCAGTAGGTGGAAAGCGCGTCGTGCCACCTGTAGCGCCCCTCGGGAGGTGGAGGGCAGGAGCAGCCGCACGCGCCGATCACGGACTCGGCGTAGAGTCTCCCGCCTCTGTCGAAGATGGCGACGGAGCGCCTGACCTTCGTACCCCCGCAGGCATCGCACCCGCCTTCCGACATCTGCGCCCTGCTTGCCTCTCGGAGTACGGCGTCAACGTCGAGGCTCGGCACCCAGGAGGCGTTCGCGGCTCGACACTTCTCGGTGTAGCGGTCCAACGCCGCCTTGACCTGGCTCGGCTTGATGCCCGTTCCTCGGAACTTCTCGACCCATACTCGAGCGGTCGCCCTGCTCTCGTCCTCGGGCTGCGCTCCCCATCCGCGAGCTCGGCGCCAGTCAGAGAGGATGGAGGCGAAGGTGCCGATGGGGTCGGTCTTGGGTCGGTCGGCTGCGTCGGGGCGGTCCATCACTTCTTCCCCCCGTTCTTCCGCCGCGCCTTCTCGACGCGCTTTCGGGCGGCCTTCTTCTCGGGGCGGGCGGCGGATCGGCGGGCAAGGGAGAGAAGAGAGGGGATCATCGAAGCATCCTTTCGGCCGCGTCCTTCACGAGACAGCAGCCCATAGCGGTCAGGGTAGCGACGGTTCCGAGGCTGTAGGCCAGGGCGAGGAGTGGATAGGCGAGGAGTCTCACAGCGCACCCCATCGCCGCAAAGCGCACTCGGCCGCCGTGGCTCCGGAGAACCCCGGCCCCTCCTGTTCCGCCAGCGCACGGCGGGCGGGGAGGGGGAGCGAGATGGAGGCAGCGATTAGGGAGGGAGTGGGGGTCATGGCTTTGTCTCCCTGGATTCGATCAAATACTGCAATACGTCCCACCGAACGGGAATCGTGGTTTCCGGAGCGTCATACAGGCTTCCACCAACAAAGCGCAAGGTGCGATCTTGCGCCTGGGCGTCTGCAATCTGCTCCCTTATCTTGGATATTCTTCTCTCCATGACTACGTTTCGCTTCATGGCTTCACCTCCCGAACGGCGTGCGGGTCCAACCCGCACTGCGGGCACGGAACCCTGTCGCGCTCCGGCTGAATCCACCCGTCACCGAAACAGGTATCGCACATCTCTACCACACGAATCCGGATGGAGAGTAGGCGTCGAAGGGTCCGCACGAACTCGCGCCATCCACTGAATAGACTGACTCTGAACGCGGGCCATCCGTTACCGTAGGTGATCCGCCACTTTCCGTCGAAGCCGCGTTCACGAATCACGATTCCGCATTGAACGATTCTGATTTCCTTGGGCATTTTCACCTCATCACCTCCAGCCACTCCTCGACGAGCCGGCCGGGGTCGTTGCGGAGGTTGTTCCAGTATTCGAGGCGGTTCCTTTCCATGCGGTCTGTCGCTTCCACCTTGTTATCGTCAGACCCTCCAAAGTTACCGACCCAATGGCTTTTCTTGGCTTGGCCGACCCAGTACCAGGAGTATTCGCACCACTCCCTCTGAAAGACTCTCCACCTCCCGTCCGCCTCCATACCGCTCCTGCACATCCAATCCCGAGTCTCGGCGCGCTCGGGGTCGGAGAGGAGGCGGGCGAACATCTCGGTATGGGCGAGCCTATACCCTGCAACCTCCGCGTCCCACGTGCGAGGGTCACGGATTACGGAGCACCGAATCTTGTGCCACTCACGCGCCAGCCTCTCCGCCTCCTTCCGGACGGCGGGATGGGCGAGGAGTCGGGGATCGGGGGTCATGGCTTCAACCCGTCCACCTTGTTGGCGTCGGCGGTTGCGTCCTGGTCGGCTACGAACGGATCGAGCGGAACATCCACGTATTCCTCTTCTTCATCTGGCCCGAAAATGGAATCAAGGAGCTTTTCTCTCCTCTGTTCCTCCGCGAGCGTGGCGCGGAGGGTCTCGTTCTCGGCCTGCAGGCGTTCCACCTCCCCGATGAGATCGCGGAGGTCGGTGTGAACCTGCTTCCACCTCTCCACGATGTCCAACCTCGCCTTGATCTCGTCCAGTCGTTCCTTTTCCATCTCGTCTCCTTCCGCCTAAAGGGCGATGTCCAGGTCAACTTCGACAGGTCGCCTGACCTGTCTCCGGGAAGCCCACACCGCCCAGCGCCGGGAGAGTCCGGGAAGGGTTGGGGCTTCGTTCGGCCACTCCCCGGACGACTTCCGGAGGTAGGTGGTCATCACGTCCTCTAAGGTCGCGTCGTCATGGCAGACAGCGGCGATGTCCCGAGCTGCTCTCATGTCGTTGGAGCGAGGACCAAGGGAGAGGTCCCACGGGTACTTTCCCGACCGCTCCTCCTTCCACAGCGCGGCCCACGTCTCCCTCACCGTCTTCTCTCGGGGGTCGAGCGGCTTCGGGTCGTCCTGGGGGTCGTGGAGCCACTCCAGACCGGCCGTCCGTAGCGCGAGGTCCAGCGCCGCGAGCGTCTTGGGGCTGATGCCCGTCCACGCCTTCACGTCCCTCCGGAGGATGGTCGTGAGCTGCGCGAGGCTCGATACCTCGTGCTCCTCCAGCGCCGCCTTGCCCTGCCTCGAGAGGGTCGGGAGAGGCACTAGTGTCTGTTGCATCGAAGGCCCATCAGGTAGGTCGGTGGAACCTCGGGGAGCTTCACCGGCCAGTCCGCGTCCCAGTTCGGGGAGAGACGGTCGAGGATCAGGATCGCTTTCGCCTGCGCTACCTCGCTCGGGTTGTTGCCGTGGGCGACCTGGCGCAGGAGGCAGATCAGGGTGTCGAACTCGCTCGGGTTCATGGGGAGCGGTGGAGGTGCCTGGACGAGAGAAATCGTCGGGGGACGATCTGGAAGGCAGGGCTTCCGGCGTCGGGGCTTCTGGAGGGCGTGAGGCATGGTCGCTCCGTGTATCGAACGAGGGAGGTGTCTCTTCATGATCCTTGGTCTGGATCCCTGGTCTGGATCCTTGGTCTGGATCGGCTGTCACGCTGACAGGGGTAGGGCTATCAGCCTGACAGGGGTACCCCTGTCTCTCTGATAGGGGTGTCTCTGTGATAGCCCTGTCACGCTGACAGGGGTGTCTCTCTGACAGGGGTACTTGGGGAGGAATATTCCCCCATACGATGTGCCAGTCCTGGCGCTTGTGGCCAGGCTTGTAGTCCCTCGCCAACCACCCGGATTCCATCGCCTGCTTGACCCGCCGCTGGATGGTCGCCTGGGAGAGCCCTGTGTAGAGAGGAAGCCCCGTCGAGTTTGAGGCCCACGACTCCCCGTCGTTCCCGTCCATGCAGTCAGAGATCGCGATCCCAATAAGCCGCGACTCGGGGTCGAGCCCGGAGCGAAGGAAGGCGCGGGTCCGATCCTGGGGCTTCATTCGCCACCCCGCATAGACCGGAACCTATGAAGCCTTCCAAGCGCCTCGGCGTGGCGCACGGGGTCAATCTCAGCCCCGACGTACCGCCTACACGTCCCGAGGCAGGCGCGGGCGAGTGGAGCCATCCCGGCGTAGAGGTCGAGGACGAGATCGCCGGGAGAGGTCCACGCAAGCACCCACTGGCGCATCCAGTCAACCGGCTTTTCGGAGTGGTTCGTGGGGCGGGAGACGTGGGCGTTTATGAGGTTCTCCGCGGGGCGACCGCACGCGCCCTTGGTGAAGACCGCAACCGGCTCGGATTGCCCTCGCCAGTGGTAGCCGACCCCGAAGGTTCCGGTCTTCACCCACGCTCCTCCTGTAGTCCTCGCGCCCCACCTAGGACCAGCCCCGCCCGCAGCGTTCCACTCGGCGTCCTTGGGCCATGTGTACCAGACCGCGAGGCGACAGGCTTCGGAGGCGCAGTCGAAGGAGGCGGAGAGGTGGGCGGAAATCTCGGCTTCGGACAGGCAGGCGTAGATGTCATCGGATGACCCATCGCAGCCCTGATTGGTGTAGTGCCACGGCGGATCAGCCACGATCAACCTCGCCCCCCTCACTTCGCGCAACACCTCGTCAACGCCGCAGCATCGGAGGTCGATCCCGTCGATGGAAGGGGGGACCGGATTCGGGAAAAGCTGATTCATGGTAGTGCCTGAACCAGAATGGGCGCCGTCTCAACCCGGGCACTACGTCGGGCGAGAAGCGGGATCAGCGCCCCCTTTCGGGCGGCGCCCTTCCTGGCGGAGAGAGGGATGAGAAGGAACACGACTAGTCTACCCTAGGAGGTGAGAGGGTGCAAGTGCTCCAAGAAGGTCAGTCTGCGTCCCCTCACCCGGCCACACGACCTCATGAGAGACGCCCGTTCTGCCCTTTCCCGGCGTGCCCTTGATGGTCGCCATAGGCACGAAGGGGAGCCAATCCGCCCCGGCCGCCTCGCAGACCATGACCTGACCTCGGAGGGTTCTGCACCACTCCCCGAGATCGGCATAGTCGCCCGGCTGGAGGTGGTGAGGGTAATGCTTCCCCATCACCTGATACGGAGGGTCAACCATCCAGGTAGCTTCGATGTGTGGCGCGTCTTGATAGGAGCCTTCGATGATGCGCCAGTGCCGGATTCTGGGGACTTGGCGGGCGATTCTTCTCCTGGGTCGCTCGTCCCATCCGATCATTCGAGAACCTGACCACTCTCGCGCCCACGCAGATTGAACCCTGCATGGGGAAGAGGTGGCGTTATTGCACCAAAACCCAGCCAGCCACCGCGCCTCTTGGCAGCACGGAAGATCGTCCACCGTACCGCCTTCGGGGATGTCCGGGATCGCGAGGATCTCCTCTGGACTCACGGCGATGAGGTAGCGCCAGATCCCGGCGATCACGGGTGACTTGTCGATCAGGGTGACTCGGTGATCCGGGTAGTGGCAGGCGTACCCGGCAGCGCCCGCGAACGGCTCGATGATGTCGGGGTAGCGCGGCTCCGGGTAGTGGCCAGCGGCGGCCCACTTGCCACCGAAGTAGCGCCAGAAGGGGCGGAGAGCGGTCATGGGGTTAATCTCGGGAGCCTGCAACCCCTCCCAGCGAGGCACCGGACGAGCCGATACCTCACCCACTCCTCCGCCTCGTACTCCCCGAGGCAACGAAGGCGGTAGCAGAGGCAGGAGAGGAGAGCGGGGGTCATCGGTGGCACCTGGAGGCCAGGTCCACGAGCCACGCGGCGAACGCTGGCGGGGTGAGGTGGCGTTGAGTCTTGGAGAGACGCTCAAGAATGCCCCTCGTCCTGCCAGGAGTCGGAGGAGCCTCGACTGGAGGAAGGTGCTCGGGAAAATCGGGGAGGTTCCAAGGTTTGCAGCCGACGATGTAGAGCCATGTCGCCTTGTCGGCTCGGTGGCCCCAATCGCGCTGGTAGACCTCGACGGTGTAGCCGCCCCATTCGTCAGGGAGGTGGCCGGGAAGGGGCATCCTGCACTCGCGCCACAGTTTCGAGTCGCGGGGGTGTTCCAGCACTCCACCAAACCGGCGGACCTGCTCGACGGCGATAGGGCCTGTATGCCCGTCGTCGTGGGCCTTCTGATGGTAGCGGCCCCAATGCCCGCACGGGGGATGCGCCACGACGGGCCACGGTCCATCGTAGGTCGTCGCGTCACGCTCGACGCCCCAACACTCGACGCCTTCCATCTTGGCGTAGGGGCCTCGCTTCACGTCCACGTAGAGGGCGGCGACGGTCATGGTTCCTCCGGATAAGGCGCCCGCCAGTCGAGGATCAGCCCATGCCTCACGAGCCACCTACATGCGCGGGAGAAGGTGCCGGAGTGCTCGTCAACTCCCACTGATGCGGCGAGAAGTCCCGGCGAGAGCGGCCTGCGCTGGAGCCAAGCGACGATCCGCACCTCCAGGTCTTCGGGTCGGCACCACCGCAGGCTACCTCCTTCCTGCGGGAGGAGCCCGACGATGTGGAGCGGGTCCCGGTCGTCGGGCACGAGGCGGTATGCAGCGGGGAGGAGGTGTCCCGACTGGCGGAGGCGGTCAATCTGCGCCCGCACCTCGGCCACGGGCATCCCGAGGTCTTCCGCGAGTTGGGCGGGGGTGCGCTCGCCGGGTTCGGATCGGATCGCGTCGAGGAGGAGGCTCATGGCTTGTCCGGGTAGTCATAGACCGTGATGAGCAGCCGCCTACCCTTCCTCTCGCACTTCACGCCCATGGCCTTTCGGTTGGCGTGCTCCTCGTCCGTCTCGACGGTGAGGCCCTCGTCAATGCTGGTCTTCCCGAGGAACTCCACGAAGTCACGGATCGCATCGTACTCCTCGCCCGTGGGGTGGAAGCCGTCCTTGTCGTCCGAGACGAGCGCCTTGAGCCCCCGGTACACGGTCCGCGCCTTGTCGGCGGTGTAGTGGTCGGTCTTCATGGCCTCTCCATCCATTCCACGAGGTCAGCCCTCTTCATGCTCCCCACGAGGCTTTTGCACTTCTCGCGGATCGCCTCCTCCATGCACGCCCGAGCCATCGCCCGGAGTGACTCGCGCCACGCGGGGTCGTTGCGGAGCTCGGCGAAGGCCGCTACCACGTCGCCCACGAGAAGTTTGCTCATCTCGGGGGTGGCGCGGGTGATGGCCTCGTGGAAGGCAGAGGGGTTTCCGGTTCCGTGCCATCCCTCTCGGCGGCCAAACATGGCCTCCTCGACGGCGGCTTGCAGCTTGTCTTCCGGGATGGTGATGTTCATGGCTCAACCCTCTTGAACTCGACGACCCAGACCCAGGGGCTCGAGGCCCACGGGGCGCGCTCGCCGTTGATGTGGTCCCAAAGCCGATGGAACTCGCCGCGGTGGTTGAGGTCGCCACCCACCGAGGAGTCCTTCACGCCCTCCTCCCTGGCATCCTCCTCGCTGATGTCCAGAAGCCGCTCGACGCGGACGGAGACTACCTCCAGGGTAAGGCGGGAGGCCCAGTGGGGCATGTGGATAGAGGGGAGCCAGCCAGGACGCCCACCCTGGTACTCCGCGCGCTCCCAGGGTCTGTCCTTAGAGTCGGCCATGTAGAAAACGTCACCCGAGCACTCCCACCACGACTCCCTCACCCACAGTCGGTCTCCAACAGACCACTTCGGGTAAACGCGCTCACGGCAACCCTCGTCGCGGTCAGGTTCACCCGGCGCTCCCCGGTAGACGTAGTGGACATGCAAATAGGGTCCTGGCCAGAAGATGGTGCCTCCATCGTCGGAGAAGGCGTCGGATTCCCAACATGGCGCGGGAGTTGTCACCTTCGACGACGGGGGCTTGACGATCCGCCTCGTCTGCGTCTTGTGCCCGCCGAGGATGGCGAGGACCATTGGGGCTGAAAACAGGATCGGGTGCTCTTTCATGATTCCACCGCCTTTCGTACTTCGATCTCAACTCCAGGAGTCTCATGGTAGGTCTTCGCCACCGACAGGATCGCGACCTGGCCGTCATCGGTCCAGGCGATGCCCCGGAGGGCGTCTAGGATGGCCTTGGCGAGGTTGTCCACGTCGGGTCGGGTCGTGTGGTAGGTAGGAGCCGTCGACTTGAGCCCTCGCGCCCCGAAGTGGCTCTTGGGACGTGGGAACCGGAAGCGGAGATGGACGCGGAGGGCTCCCACCATCGGGGCCTCGACCACGGCCGAGACCTCGTGAGCGATCTGCGCCTTCCAGGCGTCGGCGTTCGTCGGGGTGTAGATCGCGGCGTGGCTCCCTCGGCGGGTGGCCTTGGCGCGGGGTTGGGGGACTGGGAGACCGGGGATGAAGAGGTCGATCATGGCGCAGCCTCCAGGGCAGAGACGAGGGCTTCGGATTCGGCGGGTCCGGTCCCTGCGAAGTTGCCCCACAGGTTCGCGACGTTCCACCATGGCTTGGACGGGTCCACCATCTTCACCGGGTAGAGACCGAGCAGCGGATCGCCCCACGCCTCCCTCACCAGCGCGAGGAGGCAACCGATGGTCGCGGGGTCGGATAGGTTGGGAAGGGCTCCGCGAGAGGTCCACGAATCGGAATCGTGTCCTCCGAGAAACTGGCAGGGCCAACTTTCAAGCGTGCCAGGAAGCGTGATCATTCCTCGCACCCACCTCCACCGAGGGCAGGCGACGGCGCGGCGTCCAAGGGCGACGAGTTCGGGGGTCATTTCTCCTCCAGTCCCGCCACGTAGGCTCCGAGCATCTTGAGCGTGGCCTCCGCCTCCGCCTTGGCCTCATCGAGGGCGATGTTGAACATGGCGTTGACGTGCTCCCGCGAGAGGGGGACGAAGAAGGACTCGGCCCCGAGGACTGGGAGGTAGGCGCCCGCCCGGATGGACCAGAGGCCCGAGGGGAGGCGCTTGGCGTCGGTGCAGAAGCGGGTCATGGGGACTCCTTCGCGGCGGGGTCGGGCCAGGTCGGCACGCACTCACCCGCTGGATCAACAAGACCGCACCATCCTTTCCTTGGTACGGGAGTCTGCCAGTTCTGGCACCACGCCGAGCACTCGGAGCCGATGCAGTCGCGTGGGTCCGGGATGTCGAAACCGCATTCTACCCTCCCGCTTTCGTGGACGATGTTGTAGGGAACGGACGGCCCGATGGTCAGGTGGCACTTCATGACCTGCTCCCGGTGTCGAGGAGGACGAGACGAGACTCCGTGGGCCACTTCTCCCCGTTCGGCGGGCTCCAGTCCTGCGCCCGGTCCACCCAGAGGTAGGATGAGGCCATCCCGAGGGCCGAGCGGAGCGCCGCCCGAAGGCAGACATCCCCGAAGACCCGCTCACCGTCCGAGGCCGACGACCACGCCCGACCCTTCCAGAGGACCTCGACGCCCTCGGCAGTCTCCTGGAGGGATACGGGGCCGAGGAGTCCGGTCGCTTCGATGGCGGCGATGGTCTTCGGGAGAAGCGTTGCGGGAGCCTCGCGGGCGACCTTCACGAGATGGCGGAGGCGTTCCGTCCTGACCTTGCACGCCTCCCAGCGGGCCTCGGCGGCCTCGACCTGGAGGAGCGCAGACTGCATCCTGTCCTCACGGTCGCTGGCGACCACCTCGGCGCGTTCGAGGTCGCGGAGGGCCTGCCGGGCAGCATCGAGGGCGACGGCGCCCGGCTGGGTGCTCGTCGGGGCGGTGGGCTCGGGTCCGGAGACGAGGGCGGACCACGCCTGTTGGGTGAGGCCACTCTGGGCGACGAGGAGATCGCGGCGCTCTCCCCACCGGGTCCACGCCTCGGCCTTGGCGCGGAGGGTGTCGAGCTCGGAGAACGCCTGGGCGCTCCGAAGGTCCGCATCCCTGCTCTCCTGCTCGGCCACCTCCAGAGCAGCGCGGGCCTCGTCCTCGATGGTCTTGGCCTTGGCGATGGCTTCGGCCCTCTCGGATTCCCACTTCTCGGAGGCGTCGAAGCACGCGGAGCGGGCCGCGTCGAGCTCCGCGAGAAGCGCTTGCCGCTTCCTGTCGGCGGCGATCCCTCCGTGTTCGCACGCCTCGCAGGCACCCATGAGGACCGGGGCGGGCTTGGCGGCCTGCGCCTCTAGCATCCTCACCGTGGCTCGGAGGTCCACCAGCGCGGTGGGCTCCCTCGGCGGTTGCCACGCCCGAGCCTGCGCCAGAAGGGCCATCCCGCCCGTCACCTTGGCGGCGGCGTGCTCGGCCATCCGGGAGGCCGACTCGTAGACCTCCTGCGCCGCACTGATGGCGGAGGCGCTGATTCGCGTTCCGCGCTCTCCAAGGCTCCTGGCGGCCTCCCAGGCGTCCCGGCGGGTGAGGTAGCCGCTCCACTCGTCCCCGGCCTCTACGAGCCTCCTGGAGGCCTCTGCGTCCACCTGGACGGGCGGGGCGAGTGCGGCGTAAGTCTGACGCGCCTGCTCCATGGCCCCGAGGGCGATGTTCTCCGCCCGCTGGGCGTCCAGCCGCCGGTCGTCCAGCCGCTTCGGGTCGGTGGGGTCGCCGTCGAGGTAGAACTCCGAGGCGCGGATCGTGTCCTCGCAGAGAGATGCGGTCGCCCTCGCGATGGCTGGCTTGCCACCGTCCAGCGGGATGTCGCTGAACGAGGCGATCAGGAGGTCGCGGAGCTCCAGCGGGGAAAGCGAGGCATACCACGCGGTACGGTCGCCGTGAGGGGCCGAGACGAGCAGGAGGCGACCCGGATCGACCGAGCGCCATGAGGAGGCGCACTCGCGCCATTCGTTCATGGAGCGGCAGACGGTATCGCCCCACTGGCGGCGCTTGGCGTCGAGGTGGAGGACGGTGGAGCCGAAGGCCATCTCTACCGAGGCGCCCTCGGGAAGGTCGGCGGGCTTGCCCTGCTCGTCCTTGCCGATCATGAGGGCCAGGTAGGCGCGGAGGGCGGTCGTCTTCCCGGCGCCGGATGGGGCGCGGTAGAGGGTGACGCCGGGGAGGAGGTCGAGGGAGACGGGTACGGCAAGGCCGGTCGTGGTCAGGCGGGGCATCAGTGTCTCCTCACGGGCATGATGACCGCGAGGCGGCCCATTCCGTCTACGATCCGGACGGGGGCCAGCGGCGACTCCTGGGGGTACACGCCGATGATGGCTCGGTCCTTGTCCTTGCCCATGGCTCGGAGGATGCGGTCGAGGATACCGACCGTGAGGCACACGGTGGAGTCTTTTTCATTGGGGACCACGGGCAGGAAGTCGAGGGAGGTGCCCGGCTTGTCCTCGGTGATCTGGACGACTCGGAACCCGCCCCGGCCATCGGGGAAAGCGTGGATTCCGGGGCGCATCGGAACGTCGAGGTCCTTGTCGAGCGCACAGCCCTGGAGCGTGATCCGGTAGGTCTCCGGTACCTTCTGCTTGTCGGGGATCGCGAGGAGACTGTTTCCGTCCGTGATGGCGGCGTACCCGTCGCGCCAGAAGATGACGCCGACGCACGGGCTACTCCATCCCTTCGTCTGCATGGCCTCCATGCGCCAGATGTCGGGGGTTAGGGTGATGGTGGGTTCGGTGGTCATGACGGGTCTCCTTCGATGGCCTTCACGCCTTCCGGCGTCACGACGGCCTCGGGCGCGGCGGCGACCTCGGGCGGGAGGATGGCCTGGGCTCCGATCCACTCTTCCAGCTTGTCCGCCAAGTCGCGGCGCTCCTTGGTGTAGTCGTTTCCAGTGGAGACGCTCGGCTTGAAGTCCGGAACCAGCTCCGGAGGCAGCGCGGGGATGTGGTGGGGGCGGGAGGCGTCGGCGTCGAGCGTGCGAAGCACCACTTCGATGTCGCTCACCACGTCCCGAAGCGCGGGGACGAGGGCACCGATGGTTTGGAGTTCTCCGATGGCAAGCGCGGTGCCGGTTCTCATGGGGCCTCCTCGCCGTCCGTGGTCACGGGTTCGGTGGTGGGTTCGGGGTGGCGGCGGGTCGGGGTCGGCGTCGAGGGGATGTCGATCACGGTCGCGTCGATCAGCGCCTCGCGGGCGGTGGCCGAGGTGAGCGGGAGGATGCCGCGGGCCACGATGTAGTGAATGGCGGTCTTGAGCGCCATCGGGATCGGAGTGTCGGCCCACGGCCCGCTGTCGGGCATCTTGGACTTGAGGCGGTGGCTGTCGATGATCTGAACCGACACCCACGGGCGGGCGATGTGCTTCCCGTCGCGCCTGATGGTGACGTACACGCCCGCGAGGTCGGCGCCGTTGACGGGATCTCCAGCGGTCGGGAGGTGCTCCACGCACTCACCGAACTCGACCCGGTAGGAGTCCTGGACGTGGACGGCCACGGGGAGGATGGTGTATCCCTCCCTCGCCGCCACGACGGCGGCGCCGCGGTGGGAGAGCGAGTAGCGGGCCTGGACGGGCTCGCCCTTCCTCGGGGCCTGCGGGATGATCCAGGCGAGGGGCGAGGGGCCGCCGGGCATGATGTCGAGCTCGCTGGCCTGGACGACGACGGCGGCGAGGCTGGCCTTGCCCTCTGGGGTCGCCAAGAGGGCGTCCCACGCCTCGGGGTTGCGTGCGGTGGCGCGGGCGCCCATGATGGCCTGGGAGATCCTCCCGGCGGTGCGGGCGAGCTCCTGCGGGCTGCACGAGGTCTGGAGGGAGACTTTGGCGATCTCCTGGGTGCCTCGCAGGAAGACGAGGGGGGAAAGGGGGGCGGTGGTCATGAGTTCTCCTTGCGCTTGGTGGTTCCGTGGTCGATGCCGACGAAGTGGTACCGGAGGATGTCCACGGACCTACGATTCCAGATGCAGTCGTTCACGGGCTCGTCACAGTAGGTAAAGACGAGTCGGCTGGTCGGCTTCATGTCCCTGATCTGCTTCCAGGCCATGTCGAGCAGTTCGGCCATGGTGAAGCGCCCCGGATAGGTGCGCTCGGTCCAGTCCTTGGCTTCGTGAAGGTAGCCTTCTCGCACATATTCGATGTCCATCGGGATGATGGCAGCCTTTGCTCGAGCCGCGGTGGCGCGGATCGCGTAGACATCGGCCATCGTCTTGAGGCCGTCTTCGGTGGAGCCGGTCGTGAGCTGCTCCTTGGCCTTGCCGAGGAGGTGCCTGATGGTGGGGTCGGCGGCGTCGTCCACCCGGTTGAGGGCGGGCTGGATGCCAGCGATGGCGAGGGACTCAAGGGTCGGAAGGGGATTTGGGATCATGAGTTCTCCGGGTGGTTGTCGAGGGTGTCGGCGGGGTCGTCGATGAGCTGGATCAGAGACTCACGGACGACGGCGAGGATGAAGAGGACCGCGACGAGGCCGACGAGCGCCGCGGAGTGGGGGAGGGTAGAGAAGAAGAAGAGAAGGAGGGCGATCATGGCCTCACCTCGTGAACCTGCTCCGGGGCGACCCGGAGGAGTTGGGTGATGTACTTGACGGAGTGGCCGTCGCGGACGATGTCGAGCACCTCGCACCACTCCTCCTCCTCGCCCGACTGGACGAGGATGGAGCGCCCGACCTCGGGGAGGAGGTAGCCGCGGGCGGTGGCGGTCGTGGCGAGGGCGCAGCCGCGCTCCCAGTCGCCCTCGCAGTACCACGCCTGAAAGCGGTGGGGCGTGAGGAGGGCGGAGCGGTTGGGAGGCATCCAGCCATCGGGGCCTTCCTCCCAACGGCGCCACGTCGGGATCGAGACGCCGACGAGGGCGGCGGCTTGGGCCTGGGTGAGGCCCCTGGAGAGGCGGTAGCGGAGGAGGCGGAGCATCTAGTCCTCGTCGTAGTTGTCGGTGTAGGTGAGTCCCGATGCCGTCGTGAGGTCCTTCAGCGCGATCCGCCTGGCGGATTCGATGGCCGAAGAGGGAGACGAGCATCCCCCGGTGGTTCCGACGTACTTGCCTTCGGGTGAGTAGACCTTGGCGCGGTAGGGGCGGCGGTTACCGGACCACGACTCGACCTTGACGGTGTAGCCGTTTCCGATCTGCTTGTTGGTGGTGGTCATTGGGTTCTCCTTCGGGGTTCGTGTGCGTGTCTCTTTCTGTTTCCGTATACCTATACCTTACAGCCCCCCCGAGAAGGAGTCAAGCGCCGTCTTACAAATAGTTGAAGAAAGTTAAGGGACGGTTGACCACATCCCGAATCGGTAGTAAGGTATCGCCATACAAAGGAGCCACGATGCCTACCGATTCCCCTCTCAAGGCCCTTCGCCTTTCCCGAAACCTCTCCGTCTCCCAGCTCGCCATGATGGTCGGGCGGTCACGGGTCGCCGTCTATGGATGGGAGATCGGGGCGAACCGTCCGACCCGCTCCAACCTTCTCGCCGTTTTCGACGCGCTGGAGGCCACCGAAGACGAGCGGGCGGCTATCCTGCGGTGGGTTTCGCTTCCTCTCCAGCCTGTTGCGGGGTGAGCCATGTTTGGTGAATACGTCCTCCGCGCCCGCCTAGCCGCCCACCTTTCTCAGGCGCACCTGGCCATTCGAGCCCGATGCACCCGAGCCCAGATCGCCCACCTCGAGCACGGAAGGATGAAGCCTCCGCTCCTCCTCACCCTCCGCCTGTGCGAAGTCCTCGACCTCGACATCTCCGAGGTCGCGCATGAGATCGCCGCTGACGAGGCGACGGTGACGGAGTAGACTGCCTGAGAGGCCCGAATGGATACCCTCTCCTACATCTCTCTGATGACCCGGGTAGCGTCCGACATCTCGGTGATGGACGATGGCGTGCAAGCCCGGATCGGTGCGCTCGCCGGCCGGAAGCGCGTGCGCGTCGAGGAGCTTCGGGAGACGCTACGTGAGCTGTCCTGGAGCCTCTCGACACAGAGCCTCATGGCGACGTCGGCGCTCTCCCATGCGGTGGCGCAGGAGGAGCGGCTGCAGGCCATCGAGGAGCGCCTGCGGGAGAAGGGCTAGAGCAGCCCGAAGCCCTTGCGGACGCCTTCCCTGTGAGCCATGGACAGGCCCATGAACCAGGTGCGGAAGGTTCCACCGATGGCGACCACGGCGTCCCCGAAGTCGTCGGCGTCACCGCTCGCGGCCTTCAGCGCCTCGTAGTCGCTCTGGACGATGGCGGGAGAGGTCGTCTCGGTGTTGTTGTTGCCCTGGTGAACCCGGATCGTGCAGTCCTCGAAGGTCCCGTCCTGGCTGTGGGGCATCACGTAGATGTTTCCGACTCCGAAGCCCATCTAGGCCTCCTTCCTGGTGATGAGGACTTCGCGCTTGCGCTCGACGTCCGGTGAGGGAAGCCGCTCGATGTCCTTTCGGCACTCGGCGGCGATGTCGGGGCGACCCATGGACTCGGCCGCCTTGGCGATGGTCCCGAGGAGGGAGGCCGCGAGGATGGCGGATTGGCTGGCGTGTCTCATGGCTTCGATTCCTCGGCGGTCGTGATCGCGGTGTTGACGCCTGGGAGGCTCACGGCGCGATAGTAGCCAGTGGCCGCAAGGACGCCAACGAGGAGCGTGAACAGCCCCGCTATGGTCATGCGCTGGTTGTAGCGCACCTCACGGGTGAGGTTCTCCAGGTCGGCCGAGAGGGCGGCGTAAGCCCCTGCGGCCTGCTTGGTGGCCTCGAGGAGGAGCTCCAGGTGTTCGGAGGTCGCGGGAGGCATCGTCAGTCCACGATGGCCACGCCGATGGCGACGACGAGTCGCCCGGCGGCCTTGAGGATCTCGCCGAGCTCGGCGCGGGAGACCTTCTTCCCCTTCTCCCCGTCGGGGTCGAGGGAGGTTTGGATTCGGCGCACGAGGTCGAGAGCGGCTTCTGTGACGGCGGGGATGTCGGAGAGGGACAGCGGCATGGTGGCTCCTAGTAGCGAGGAGGAATCCGGGGGATGACGACAAGGCCAACGATCATGGCGAGGATCGCGGTAAGGAGAAGGAGGGCGTCCATCACGACACCAGCCCGGCAGCGACCGCAGAGGCAACCTCCCGGATCGCGTCGTCGGTGGGGGTTGGGGAGACGGACCACAGTTCGAGGAGCACGCCACAGATCGGCCGCGGGCTGGCGGTGATGCGGGCGATGGTCCCGCCCGTGCGTTCGTATCCGGCGGTTCGGACGGAGAGCGGCACCGTGCAGTAGCACCGGGTATCGACCTCGTGGGCGATGCGGTAAGCCGCGTGGGTGCCCTCGGTACTCGTGGGGTTGTAGAAGGTCAGCCCCCTGGAGGCTCCCACGTTGGCGTGACAGGCGAGGTAGAGGGCGCTGGTGAACTCGTCCTCTCGGTCGAGGACCCACGACTGCGCCTCGAAGCTGTCGAGGGCGTCAGGCGTGCGGACGTAGGGTAGGCCGGCGGCGGTGAGGAGGCTCTCCAGCTCGTCCACGAAGACGCCTACCTGCCTCCACTCGTCGGGAGCGCCTCCATCGGTGCGGTGGCCGCGGTCGAGGTAGATCAGCATGGCTTCACCCTACCAATAGCAGATCACGATTCGGCCAGATCCGCCGTTCGCTCCGGCACCTCCGACCGTCGTACCTCCGCCTCCACCTCCGCCGCCGCCACCGACGAGTCCGGTTCCTCCGGCGTAGCCGGTCCCTCCAGAATTCGTGGCGCCACCGGCTCCGCCGTCTCCGTCGAGAGACCCAGAAGCACCGTTCCCGGCCCCTCCAGCGGGTCCGGTCCCGGCGGTCACGGAACCCCTGTTTCCGCCGTTCGCGCCGTTGTGATCTACGTTGTCAGTGTTCAGATAGGCTCCGCTTCCACCACCGCCCGATGCCTCGGTGCTCGATCCTCCGGCGTTGGAATAGTTGGAACCGAACCCGCCGCCTCCAGCGCCTCCCCACTCGGAACACCCGCCGACGGCCTGATAACCACCAGTCGCGCCGGTTCCTCCGCTCACTGCGGCGCCCGGGGCGCCCGGCTTTCCGCCGGTCCCACTGTCCTCGCCGAGAAGTCCAGCGCTTCCAGTACCGCCGCCTCCACCTCCGCTTCTGCTCCCGGTCGCGGTCATGCCGGCCTTTCCGCCCCCACCGCCATAGGCCGTGATGGGGCCGAAGGTCGTGTCACCGCCCGTCGTTCCGCTCGTACCGTTCGTCGCAGAGCCGCCGGGACCGCCCTGGCCAGCCGCACCGACGCTGTAGGCGACAGTCGCTCCTACGGCTCCGAGGTCGGCCCGCCGGAAGGTCTGTCGCTTCCGAGCGCCGCCTCCTCCACCAGTGCCGCTGCGTCTCACGGTTCCGGCGTTTCCACCGGCTCCACCGCCACCACCGCCACCAGCGCCGATGATGTCCACGAGCACGAATTCGCAGTCTGGGATCGTCCAGTTTCCCGATCCGGTGTCATAGGTCGTGACCGTCGCTGTCGCTGGTGCAGCGCTTCCGAATCCCGTACCGGAGTCGGTGAGGACGTTGTTGGCCGTGCCAGGAGCAATCTCGTCGTAGTCCCCCGACCCGTCCCTGACGATGGCAGCTCCAGCGGTTCCGCCAGCACGTGGGATGGAGGCGGCCTTGGCGGCGGCTTCGGCGGCGGCGAGGTCGGACCACGAAGGGAGGCCGAGGGGACGGATTGGGGTAGCCATCAGACGCTCCGACGAGGCAGGAGGATGACCACGCCGGTCTCGTTGATGTCGCCGGCGCCCGTGACCGAGTAACGGAGCCAGAGCTTCCCGGCTGCGTCAGCCTTGGCGGGCATCCCGAGGCCGCCATAGGGGTATGCCGCGCCGTCAGCGATGGCCGGGGCGGTCGGCTCTTCCCAGGCCAGATCAGCCGCTGCCCCACCCGTGGCCTCGTAGATCCTGCGCCGCCTCGCCGTCGCGGCCCCGCCCGTGGTCGCCGGTGTCGAGCGAACGGCTGCGATGACGTACTCGCCATTCGGGGTCAACCCCGTGATTTGGACCTCGCCGCCATCCACGACACCGACTGCCGCGAAGGTCTTGCGGAGGACCTTACCGTCAGCGTCGAGGTTCTGGACCGCGGTTTTGATGTCGGACGCGGAGGACTCGACTACCGTGAGCTTGCCCGAAGCGTCAACGGCGACCTGCCGTTGGTTCGCACCCTCGATGCCGATGACCTTGGCCTGGAGAGAGCCGCCCGTCAGGGTTCCGTCGAGGGCGTAGCCGGTGGGACCGCCGCTCTTGATGTTGACGTCCAGGGCGTTGCCCGTCTCCCCGATCTTATCCCAGGCGGCCCCGCTCCACCCGTAGGCGTTCGCGTGGTTCGAGGAGCCCGACAGCACCGCCCCGATGCTGTATTGGAGGAGGGCGTCGTAGTCGGCGCCGAGGATTTGCAGTTCGGTGTTTCGGAACGTTGGCAGTGGCATGGTAGCTCCTGGGGATCAGTCTACAGGATGAGGAGGGACAGCGCAAGATCTCCGCGGTCGGATAGCGTGCGGGAGGCGACGAGGCAGACAGAAGCGTCGATGTCGGCCTCGTCGTCGGTGAGGAGAACGACATCGCCGAGATTGATGGGCAAGTACGATGTGAGGTAGAGAGAGACAGAGCGACGAGGAACCGAGAAGGCGTTTACCCGCCACATGGCTACCTGAACCGCGGCCCGTTCCGATGCGATACAAAGGGCCTCGATTGTCTCGGCCCTGACCCCGTCGTCGCCCACGAGGTCATCCCGAAGCGAGTCCTGGGAGAGTCGCGCCGCCTTGCACCCGTGCTGGCGGTCGTCATCCTCGGGGTAGCCGCAGACGGTGACAGACTCCTCGGTGTTCCCCGTGACGGCGTTTCGCGCATAGGTGACGGTGCAGGAGTTGATAGGCTCTCCCTCGTAGGTCACGAGGTCGTCACGGATGACACCGGCTCCGACGCGGAGATGGTAGGTAGCCTGTTCGGCAATCGCGTCGAAGCGCCACGGGATCAGCCGAATGCCGCCGCCGGCCGAGACCACGGAGACGGGAAGCAGCGGGAGGATGTGATACGACACCCACTCCCACGGGCTCGTTTGCGCCTCGATGTCCACGACGACGATCAGCCAGTCGAAGAGAGGGGCGACGGTTCGAACCTGTCCCCAGTCCACCCGGATGCCGGATTGAGCCAGCGCCCATAGGATGACCTGGCCGGCGCCCTGGAGTTCCGCGCCGTCCGTGTTCGGGCGGCCTCCAGCGGTGGGCCACGCGATCCCGTATTCGTCCTCTGTGGCAAGCCCGGCCGCCGCGATGTTGAGCATGGAGCATCGGCGCTCCATCCCGTCGTCCTGCTCCGAGACGGCGACAGTTGCGGAGGTACCGGACGAGTCGTAAACCGTCACGCTTGAGGCGAGCACGCTATGACCAGCGAGAAGAAGGAGATCGGCGGCAACCTTCGGGGCGACTGAACCTGATATGTCTCGCTCTATCGCCGCCCTCCCGGTGATGTGCCCAGGAAGCCCGGCGATCTGCGGGTAGCATCGGCCCATGTTTCCGGCCGGCGCGGTGGGCCACGTCTCCAGCGAGATGAAGGCCGAGGCGTCAGGAAACAGGCGCGTGTCTGTGTAGGGCAACTCTTCGAGGCTCGCCCGCACGGGCTCGTCAGGGCCTCCGTACTTCGGCTCGTTTAGCCGGCCGCGGATGAGCACGAGGCGGTCCGCGTAGTCCGACTCCCCATCCCACAACGAAAGCTCCCCCGTGGCCGCGGCAAGGTCGTGACCACCGGAGACGAGTCGGGAGACGCCTGGACGAGGCCACGGGAGAGCGAGGGGAACGGATCGGAGTTCTGGGATCTGTTCGAGGATGGTCGTCGTCTCTTCGAGGTCGTCAACCTCGAGGCCGCCGAGGTGGGGCACCGGGGCCGAACCGTCGAGCGGGGTGCACGGCTCCGATGCCCACCTCCAGGTGGTACCGGCGTAGGCGAGGGAGAGGAGCCAGATCACACTACCTCCCGGATCGAGAGCGTCGGCACCCTGACCACCTCGGTACTTCCCTCCTCTCCCTGGACGGTATCGACGGAGAGCTGAGAGACGACCTCACCCAGGAAGCCCTGCCAGCGGCGGTTGAGCGTGGCCGTCGTTCCGGCATACGGCACGCTCGGGAGGTAGGCCACGAGCTTCCCGGGTCCGGCCAGGGAGCGGACGAGGCCCTCGATCAGATAGGGGGTGTCTCGGTGCGAGGCGACGGCAACACCGGCCGCCATGTCGAGCAGGTAGTCCGGATCGCCAGCGAAGGCTCCCGAGGTGTCAACGCCGTCCGTCCACGACAGGTCAACGAGGCGTCGAGAGGGGGCGCGGGTCCGAACGGTGCGCGTCCAGTCGGCCGCCTCGGTCTCGTCCCGGTTCTGCTGCGTCTCGACCGAGCGATCCCAGGACGGCTCAAACCCGAGGACCGCCGCCCATCCAAGGAGCATCGTCCCGATCCTGAAGTCTCCGTCTATCGTGTCGTGGACTGGGATCAGGAGCCGATACCCGGTATAGTCTGCGCCGTTGAGCTTCACGAGACCGCAAACCCAGGTGGAGCGGATGGCGCCCGCGACACCTGAGGCAGGATCGGCGGGGTTGTTGACGCCCTCGAGGATGAGGCACGCCCGCTTGTGGCCTACGCCAAGGCTCCCCTCAGTGTTGTGGCTGATCCTCCGAATGGTCCCATCGTCAAAGACAAAGGACGCCCCGGCAAACTCGTCAGCGTGGATGTAGGGGCCGGCGGTCGTCCCGTCGCTCTGGATCGTGTTCCCGGTGCGCGTGAAGTGTAGCCCGGAAAGCCCGGAGTCGGTGTAGATCGTGAGGAGCGTAGTCCATGCGGCTCCGCTGTAGCCCTGGAGACGGACCTCGCGGAAGTTGACGCCAGAGAGCCATGCACCGATGATGTCATTCCCGGGTCCGCTGTCGGCGGTGTGGTTCGGGTCGAGGCGGACGGCGATGGTCGCCTGCGTCGAGTCGTCCAGCGACCTCCAGCCGATGCGTGGGGACGGCTCGATCTCGGGGAAGATGTTGGAGACGGGGTAGCCATAGGCCGTCGAGATGTAGGAGAGGTCTCCGAGCATTGTGGGGCCGGAGGAGGCGGCGATGGACACGCCCTCGGCGACGTATTCGGGGGTCACGCTGTAGAGTCGTCCCTGGGTCCCGGTGACGTTGTTCTGACCTGCCGCCAGCGTCGTAGCCGCCCACGAATCCGAGACCTCGCAGACCTGATACCACCTCGAGGTAACGGTCGCTCCGGTGACGTGCCCGAACTCGATCAGGTTCGTCCCTGCTCCGGCGGCTCCGTTGTCCGTGATGGTGGCTCCGTCAACGAGCTTCACCCAGGTCCGCTTCTCATCGCTCTGTGACCCGACGCGGTACCACGCCGAGCACTTTCCGCCTTGGATGGCGATCCTGAGAGCCACGCCCGAGGTGAGAGCGACCACGGCCGAGCCGATGGACCCGGTGGGCTCGTCCCAGACATCAAGGCCGGCCGCAGAAAGGTAGAAGGCCGCCTGATACCAGGAAGCGCCGTCGTCCAGCCGGAGGCGCAACACGCAGTCTCCAGCGAGGTTCGAGCCGCCGGAGATGACCTTGACGTATGCTTCGGCTTGCATCCCCTCCGCTACGCTGCCGGTGGGGTGTTGATGGTAGTAAACGGTCGTGGCGGGTCCAGCCGACACGAGGTTGAGGTACCCTAGGGCGATCCCTTCGGTACCTCCCGCGCTCGTCGTCGTCCAGCCGCAGTCACCGGGGAGGTCGAACGGAAGGTAGGTCAGCGACCACGACGCCTGATCGGGCCAGCGCCCCGCGGAGCCGATGTAGTTCTGCATCGTGCAGGCGGAGTAGCCTCCGAGGTAGGCACAGCAGAGGGAGTCGTCCTCGTCGCCAGGGTTGGCGTAGAAATTGTGGAGGACGGCGATCCGGCCGTGCTGCCAGGTGCCTGCGAGGTTGCGGGGGTGGGTGTCATCGTCGCACCATACCCACCACGCACCTATTGGAAGGCCAGAGGTACCTTGGGGTGCCACCGCTTCCCAGGTCCGTCCTCCGTCTCTGGAGTAGCCCACGACAGCATGGTCCTGATCGTCGGGATGGTCGATCTGACGCCCGAGCATATAGACCGTTCCGTCATCAGCCAGAACTAGGGATAGGTCTCCGTCTACCAGCGTTCCAGCGGACCATATACCCCACGACTCAATAGCCCATGTCGTGGCGGTAGCCGTCCAGTCGCTAATGTCGCTATCTGCGGACGGGATTCGACGGACAACCGGAAGCGTTACATCCCGAGGTACGATAACGACGAGGAAGGCAGAGTCCACCCACACAACGTCATGAAGCGCGGAGCCGTCCGTGCTCGTTGCGGTGAGAAGTCCAACACGGTCGAAGTTCACCCCGTCATCCGTTGAGCAGTAGTGGCTCAGGTTGTCGAGATCGACCGCGGGACCTGCATCAATGGTGGTCGCGAAGAGGGCGACCTGACCACGGCCATAGCAAGCCCGAAGGCGGCCGAGACCGAGCGATGAGGAGATCGCTACCCGAAGCCCATGCCTCGTCGCTACGCTCCAGGTCAATCCTCCGTCATCGGAGAAGTTGACATAGAGCTGCCCGGCCGCCTCGAGCCACGAATAGCACATGACTCGGCCGGAGGGAAGCAGGCAGAGACAGGGATAGAGCCCGTCCGTCACGCTGTCCACCTCACGGACCATGACGGAGGAGACTACGCCTGTCGAGGCGTTCCGGCGGTAGGCCCTGACCTGGTAGGTCGTTCCTGGAGGAGCCGCCGTCCTCCACTCGACCTGTGCAACGGCAAGGATGGTTCCATCGGAGAGGGTGATCGCATGGGGATTGATGGCGGCACGGGCGCCTGACAGTGCGGTGCCGTCATCCCATGCCCACGCCTCCCACCCGGAGATCGTGATCGGCGTCTCCCACCCTTGGTAGAGCGTGTCGCTGTAGAGCTTCCACAGGAACGAGCCATCCCCACCGAGCCCCGGATCGACGGTGCGGACCTGAACCTGTGTCGAGGCCGTCTGTACGCCCGATGCAGCCAGCACGAGGGCCGTGGCTGCTTGCGGCTCCGGTACCCCGGCGCGAGGGTCGGCCTGGGTGTAGGTGCTCTGTGCGGCCCACAGAGACGCCTCCGTGATGCGCGGGTCTTGGAGCAGGAGGCAGCGGAGAGTCGCGCGGGATACGTCGGCCATCAGAACCTCATGCCGGGGGGCTTCGCGGGCTTCGGTGGGTGGGCCTTATCATAGTCGGCTCGCATCTTCCCGTAAGCCCGGTGCTTGTAGACCTGCTCGACGTAGATGACCTGCGACCCTCCGAAGCCTCGGTTGAGCGCATCAACGCCGGCTTCCCCTCCAGCGGCGTTCGTGCCCATGGAAGTGAGGACGCCCTCCTGCCTCGTGAGGACCGTAGCCATCTCGTCAGGAGCCATACCGCCAGAGTGCCGGGTGGGCATCTCTGTCGCGGCGATCTTGGCGACCTGGAGGCCCGTGGCAGCGATGGCGGTTGCGGCGGCGATGGGGGCTAGAACCGGCCCGACGACGGGGATAACCACCGTGGCGGCGTAGGCGGAGACGGCGGCCTGATAGCCCTGGACGAGAGCGGCGGCATAGGAAAACGACTTCCAGGCCTCGAAGGCCGCGACAGCGGCGGGCCCGGTGCCCTCGAGGCGCTCGGCTGCGAACTCGGCAAGGTCGGCCATTCCGCCGAACGCCTGCGACAGAACATCGGCCATCGCGTCCTGTTGGCGCTTGCGAAGCTCCACGGCGCGGGCGGCGGCTTCCTCGTCAGCCTTGGCGATGATGTTGTGGGAGGCGATCTGGGCAGTGGTGTAGTCGCCGGTCTTTTCTGCGAGGTCGGCGATCAGGGCGAGTTGCTTTTCCCGCTCGGCCGTCTCCTTCTCGATGGGCGTCAGTAGGTCGGTCGCGGCCGTCTCGGCGATGGTGGCGAGCTGTTCGGAGGCAGCGACCCACTCGTCAATCTGCGATAGGATGAGGGTTCCGGCCTCGCCTGCTGATCTGGCCTGGTTCCCGAGGGTCTCGGACAGGAGTTCATAGGAGCGCCAGAGGTCGTCTGTCGCCTCCTTCTCGTCCCTTGTTGCTCTGGAGTTCCCGCCCTTGGCCTTGGTTAGATCCTCGGTGGTCTTCTTGAGCTTCTTCTGGGTCTCGGCCGCCTTGGCCACGGCTCCGTCGAGGGCTCCAAGCTGGGCGTTAGCGTTCTCGATGTTGTCCGAAAACCCGGCGACGTAATCTATCCCGTCCTCGAGTACCTGGTTCAGCCCGACTGCTTCTGTCACGAGACCGAGCGGCGTATATTTGAGCACGTCCCTGGCGTCAGAGATTGAGGTCTTCCACGCCTCGTTGCTTTCGATGGTTCCACGGAGTGCCTTGCGCTGGTCGTCCTGCGCCGCGGCGAGGTCAAGGACCGCCCGCTGCGCCTTGTTGGCAGCTTCGATGGCCGCGCCCTGCTCTGCGGTGTATTGACCTGTTGCGACGGCAAGGTCTATGGTCGCATCCTCTAGGGCGCGCACCATCGGCTCTAGGCTCTTGTTGGCCTGCTTCTGCGTCTCGGTTAGAGCGGCGCTCAACTCCTGTTCGCGGACGAGCTTCTGATGCCACACGAGGAGAGCGCCGAGAGCAGCGGCTACGGGGACCGCAGCGGCGGCGAGGAGACCGAGGGAGATACCCATACCGGATGCTGCGGCGGCTCCCGCCTTGACGGCCCCGGTCATCGCCCCGGCTTGCTGGACGAGACCGCCGATCTCCGGCGAGACAACGGTTAGCGCCGCGCCGAGTTGGCTGATGCTTTCCTTCCCGCGCCCGATGGCCTGCTCCGTCGCTCGGCCCGTAGCAGCAAGCGCCGCGCTGCTTTCCTTCGCAGCCTTCGCGGCGTCCTTAGCTGCCTTCTCCGCGGCCTTGATTTCTCGGGAGAGTTGGACGGCGAGCTTCTTACCCTCGCTCCCGGCAGTCGTCGGGAGGGTGGCCATCTCCTTCCGGAAGCCGTCCAGTTTCGCTACGATGTCGATTCCGACGACCTCGTTAGGCATTGATCCTCCGGGCGATCTCCGAGATCATTTCCTTCTTCATCTTGATGATCATCCGCTTCGTTGGCTCGTTGATCAGGAGGCGCACAAGGTTTCGGCCCTCCATGGCGCGAGGGTTCGGGACGCGGATGTAGTAGCGGCGCCGAGAGGGATCGGTGGCGTCGTGGGCGAGGTCTCTCCAGACTCGCTCCCAACCTTCCTCGGCCGATCCCGTGATGAACAGACCACGAGCAGGGCCGCGCATAATCTCGGGTGTCGCCCAGTAGGTCTCGGCGTCCACCTTCTCGAGGATGGTGGAGGTAGCAGCGGCCTCGTGGATGAAGGCAACTCGCCTTGTCTCCTTGCCCCTCATCTTCGGAAGGTCGCGCTTATTCAGCGTCGGTTCTCCGAGGGCTTGCCGAGCGGTGTTGATCCTCAACAGGGCCTTGTCGTATCCGACGTAGTTTACGGTGCTGTCATCCGTTGAACCCACCGACACCTTGACCTGCTCGGGCGTGATCGTCGTGATGACCTGGATGTCGCCGCTCTTGCCGGTCTCGCGCTGGACGTGGTTATACCAGTCTGCGCTGGCCATCCTCGCAACGTCCTCGGCCTCGGCCTCCATCACGTCGAGCGCGGCGGCGCCCGCCTTCCTGGCCGCGTCCACCACGAACCGCTCAAGGTCGCCCGAGATCGTGACCGTAACGTCGCCGTCTTTGTAGCGCCGAATGGTCATTTCTTCTTCTCGGTGCAGTGGGCGATCATGGTGACCTGGTCCTCTCGGGGTAGCCGCTCGAACCAGTGGATGTCGCCGTGCCCGTAGCGAAGGGAGAGCTCCAGGGCTACTCGGTCGGCTCCGCTGCGGGCGAGTCTTTTTTTTCGGCCTCCACTTCCACCTCTCGCGGATAGGTGGCCTCGGCGATGAGCAGGAGGATCGGGAGCGCCGCCTTCACGATCTCCTCGGGCTTGGCCTTGGGCGGCTTGGGGTCGCCCGGTTCAGCCGTTGGATTGACGGGAGGGTCACGCAACCAGGAGTAGACGAGCCCTCCATAGGCCAGGACATCGCACCGGCAAGCGGGGTAGGAGGCGCCCGATTCCCGGCCGATGCGCGTGCAAAGGCCGAGGGTGGCGCTGTAGACCCGCATGAGCCGGGCGGAGTTGTCCGCGTTCCTGGCCTCCACCCACGCGGAAAAGAGCTCCTCGCGGGTGGCGAAGTCGGGCAGCGTGACCGCGTGCTTGCGGCCGAGCAGGTCGATTCTGGTGGGGCTCGTCTCCATCTCTCACCTCGTCTAGCTGACCGTCTCCCAGTCCGTGGACAGGGGGTAGTTCGTGCCCTTGATGCTGATCTTTCCGGGGTCTCCCTCGGAGAGGTCCGCCGTGATGTGGACGTACTTGAGGGTGAAGGTGCTGTCGGAGGTCGCGCCGAGGTTCGTGCGCTCGCCCTGCCAGGTAAGGGTGACCAGCTTCGCGTCACCGTTCGCGGCGGGGAGGGTCGAGACGAAGGCGGCCCAAAGGCCCTTGCGACGGACCACGTCGAGGAGTTGTGCCGTCACGCCGTCTCCGAAGAGGCCGGTAAGGTGCGCGGAGAACGCGATCTCTTGCTCCTGGTCCTCGGTCTCGCGGACGCTGTAGGTCTTGCCGCGGCTCTTGTAGCTCTTGACCTGCATCTGCCCGGCGGAGATTCCGGAGATGGACAGGTCGCCGTCTTCGTACCATCCGGTCAGGGAAAGCACGCCACCATCGGAGATCGTGATCTTGCCATCGCGGGGGATGAGTGGGGTAGCAGAGAGGGCCATGGTTGACTCCTTAGGCCGAGCGGCCGAGAATGACGAGATCCCAGGAGTTGGTGTCGCCAACGACTGCGGAGCAGATGACGGAGAGGATGTCGGCGGTCCCTGCGGTCACGGGAACCCCGATGGGGGAGTACATCACTGTCCACCCGGAGTTCTCGGCCACGATCTGACCGCCGCCCGCGCCATGAGCCGCGTTCCAGAAGCCCTTGCCCCCGGCGAGCACGCCGAAGCCGTTGGCGGTGTGGGGGCCGATGTCGATGACAGCGCCGGCAGTCGTGCGGGTGTTGCGGACGGCGATGAGGCAGACCTCAACGAATGTGACCACGTTCCCATCGATGTCGCGGATGGAGCCCGCGGCGAGATCGTACTGCGTGGTGGAAGAGGCCGCCTTGCCCGACTCGGAAACAACGTAGCCCTTGTCGATCTGGCCGTCTGTGGTCCCGAAGACGAGGTTGAGCTGCTCGGAGAGCTTGGCGGGGATGCGCCCGCCTCGGAGGTTCCCGGCGTAGAGTTCGGAGAAGATGATGTCGAGGACGACGTTCGCTTCGGGGCGGGCCATGGTTCAGCTCCTGTAGTATCGGACGAGAAAGGTCGGGACGAGTTGGAGATAGTTGCCGTCAGGTGCGAGGACGACGGGGCGCGGGGTGCGCGAGTAGGTGACGCTGATTCCCTCTACCTCGTCAAGCTCGAGAGTCCACCGAATCAGCGAATCGGCGGCATCCCAGGCGAGGTCATAGTCAGTGCGAGACTCGGCGTTGCCCTGGTTCGGGCGCATTTTGAAGAGGAAAGGTACCTGCACCTCGATGGTGCAGAGGTAGGGGCTCGGCTTCGTTCCGCGCCCACCTGTCACGACCTCATCGCCAAGAGCCACAGTGAACGACTGATGAGCGACGACGATGGGATCGGCAGACCATACAGGGGGGGCGAATGGAGACTCGCGCCAGCCCGGAAGAGCTGCGATCCTGGTGACGAAGCAGCGGCGGACGTCGGAGGGGATCATCACCACCTCCCGACAGGGCAAAGCACGGTAGGGGCGCGGGCAGAGTCTCGCTGGACCTCGGCGCCAACCTCGGCCGACTTGTCGATCTCGAACCGAAGAGAGCGCATACGGCTTTGATACTGGCTTTCGTAGTGGTCCGCGAGGTTGGCGTACTGCGGCGCGGTGACGGAGAACCCGCGGTATTTGCGAGCTAGCACGGCGGCGACGTGGGCACCAGCGAAGGCTCCCGGCTCACGGATCAGCCAGGGACGGCGGCCGGCGTCGAGGAGTTCCCGAAGAAGCGCCCACCAGGCCGTCTCGATGTCGTCCATCAGCGTGGTGTCCCCGGTCGCATACTGCTCCCGTAGGCTCGGCTGCTCATCAAAGAGGTCCTGGTCAGTGATGACCGGGAACGGGCGGCGCTTGACGACGGCGAGGTTCTGCCGGTGGGTCAGGACTCCATCGGCGTAGGTGAACGCGAGGACCTCTTCGTAGTCCTCGCCGTAGTCCAGGCTCGCGGTGTCGAGCGCCGCGAACGAGACGGAGGGAGGTAGGCCGGTGGTACAGGTGACGGCCTTCGTGAGGACGGCCGTCGTGCTGCCGTGGTACAGGTTCCAGGTCCCTGAAATCGGAACGTCCAGAGACCCGGAAGCGTTGTATACCGGCCACTCCAACACCTGCACGGCGCCCGCCTCCAGCATCTCCAGGTGAAGACGCTGGCGGATCGAGCGCGTGGAGGGGGAGCGGATGCCCACAGCCTAGCTCTGGTGGGTGTGGGTCGTGGCGTGGGCGTGCGTGTGAGATCCGCCGTCGTGGGAATGCGAGGCGCCGTAGGGGTACATCGCGGCGTAGTTGCGGGCCGCGTTCGGGGCGGTCGTCGGGGTGACGCTGCCGTATGTCGCATTCCACGTTGCGGCCTCGCCCACGCCGTCACAGGTCAGCGAGCCGACCGCGGCAGAGGGAAGGTATGTCAGCCCGAGGGCGTTTCCAAAGCCGATGGTGGCGCCGTGGTTGACACCTCCGGCCCCGACGGACTGGTTGACCGCGCCCGTCACGGTCTTGAAGACCTTGACGCCGGAGACGAGCGAGCCGGGGTTGTCCGCGATGACCTCGGTGATGGCCGCGTCGAACTGGTCGGTACCGGAGACCGTCACGTCACCTCCGGCCCAGGCAGCCTCAAAGGTGATGGTGACGTTGCGGGGAATGGCAGGGGAGGTGAAGGCACCGACCCAGACACCGCCGGCCACGTTGTCCTCCTCGCGGGCCGCAACGCCGGTAGCGCTGGCCGCCGCAGGGGCGGTGTAGGTGTTGAATGGCGCGGTGCGGATAGAGGCGCTGGTCGATGCGACGACGCCGCCGGCATCGGTGGAGCCAGGGGCGCTGGCAGAGGTGGGTACGCCAGCCTGCACCATGAGGGGAACGACGCGGACGACGGTACCGGAAAGGACCGCCATCACGATGTCGCCCGTTGCGGTGACGATGGAGGCGTCCCGCTGAGTGGAGATGTTGCCGCCACCGACCGAGGCGTCTCGGTAGGTGATGGCCTCGGCGCCGGTCACGAGGATCGCGATCTCGGCCGCGGTCATGCCGGAGATGGTGTCGAGGTTGTCGGCCGCCCCGGAGGCGCCCCGGATGGTGTGAACCGCCCCGGTCAGGGTCGCCGCGCCGCCACCCGTGATCGTCACGTCGGTAGCGGGGGCGAGTTGGAGATCCGAGAGGGTGGAGAACCGAACCCAGGAAGACGAGGAGGGCAGGAGGACCCACAGCACATCTTCGTTGCTCGAGGCGTCGGCAGCGAGGAAGAGGCAGAGGTCGGTGGTAGCGGCGCCGACGAATCGCCCACTCGGGGTCCCGGTGCCCGACATGATGACGACCTTCGCGGCGGTCGTGAAGGTGTCGGTGGAGAGCAGAGCGAGGGCGCGGAGGAGCTTGCCAGAGCGCCAGATCTCGAGGAACGGAAGGGTGAGTGCAGGCATGGTATCTTCTCCGCTGTCCCTGGGTGGTTGCTACTTCTTTGCCGAGACAGTGGGCGGCGAAGAAGCCTTGGGGAGGTGTTTCTCGATGCGTTCGGCCTCGCGAATTCCTGCGGGGCTGTTGGAGGTGCGAAGGGTATCGATGATGGACTGCGCCTTGGCCTCGGCCGCCTGCTCCGTGGAGGGATGCAACTTGCCGATCATGCGGTCACGGATGTCGCGGCGGAACTTGAGCCATCCGTCGTAGTCGATTTCTGGAACGACCGTGCTGCCGAGGACGGCGTAACGGGTCCATACATCGTGGTAGTGCCACACATCTTTTCCGTCGTGGGTCTCGGCCACCTTGGTACGGGTCATGTACCCGGTGACCTTCTCGCCCCAGGCTTCGCACTCGAAGTCAAGCGGGACCTGGGTCTTGCCGTTCCGAAGCTGGTAGGCATAGGTGTTGGTCGAGTCACCGTTGGCCGGCGTCCCGAACCGACCCGGCCGCACGCGCACGAGGAACGGGAGAGGCAGCGCCTCCCCCGACTCCAGCGAGGCGAAGGCCGGATCGAAGAAGAAGGAGCCCATGGGCTCGGGGTCAATCTTGAGGCGGACGAATCCGGCTTTCGCCGGGTTCTGCTCCTGAAAGGTCTGGATTCCCATGGGCTCGTCTCCGTGTCGTCGGGGTCAGGATCAGGTGAGGAAGGGGCGCTTGATGCCGGCGGCGTTGATGTGGATGGCGAAGTCCATCTCGTTGGAGGTGACGACGACATCCTCACTCTTGAGCGCGTCACGGCCGATCTCCTGCGCCCAAAGCGGGGTCCGCATGAGCTCGATGGCGGCGGGGCTCTTGGGCTTGGCGGCGGCGGTCCAGCGCAGGAACTCCATGCCGAACATCATGCCCACGGTGTCGCCCACGTTCACGTCGAGTTCGTCGGTGACGTAGACGTAGAGCTGGCCGTTCATGTAGGCTCCCTGGAACCCGTAGCCAGCCGCCTGCATGAAGGCGAGGGTATTGGGGTCCATCTGCACGGCGCCGCCGAGGGCAAGCGCGTCCTTCTGGACCTTGCCCCACTGCTTCGAGGTGGAGAGGAGGACATAGGGGCCGGCGACCTTCGCGGTGCGGAGGGTCAGCATGTCGTCGAACACGAGGCCCCAGGAGTCGTTGCCGCCCGTGTTGCCGCCGGTCGCGGAGATGGAACCGGCGAGGGCCGCGATGCCGTCCACCGCAGACTGCCCGAAGGCCCACTCACCGTCGCGGGCGAAGTTGATCCAGTCGAGGGCGTTGGGCTGGCCGGAGAAGAAGCGGGCATGGTCCGACATCTTGCGGGCAAAGCCGAACTCGGTCGGGGAGAGCGTGCTCTTGTCGCTGTCGAGCGTGAAGATGTCGTAGTTGCTGCCCTCGGTCTTGGCCGTCATCTTCGACATGCCCCATCCCATGGCGACCTTCTGGGTGCCATAGACGTTGAGGGCTTCCCAGTTCTCGAAGGCCGCTCCGATGGTGGGGTTGGCGAGGATGGAGCCGCCGGAACGGTCAGCCAGCATGAGCCCGAGGTACCGGGTCACGGCCGCGACGTTCAGGTCAGACGATGGGGTGTTGGCGATGTAGATGGGGTCATTGGCGCCCATGATGTCACTCCGAGGTCAGTGGAGGGGCGCCCGATACCCGGCGACGGTTTTTGACCTACTCGAAGAGGCTACCGTAACCGTGACAGCCTGTCAAGCCTTCGCGCCAGAAAGAGCCGCGATCAGCTCCTCGGGGGTCTTGGCTGTCTTGATGCGCGACGCGAGATCGGCCGGATGGGTGATGACGCTCTGCTCGGTGTTGGGCGGTGCCTCGGCCTGGACCTGGGCGGCGGGGAAGTGGCCCCGGAGGTCGAGGGGGATCGTCTCGGCCTTCTTCGGGTCCTTCGCGGCGGCCTGGAGCATGGCGGCATACTCGCCAGGCGTCTTGGGGCGGGACTCGGGAGGAAGCGAAGCGTAGACCTCACGGACCCGCTTGATGGTGTCGGGGTGCTTCACGCCGACCAGGATGAGGCTCTGCTCTTCTTGGTAGCCTGCCGCGATCCTCGCCACCTCGGCGGCCTGCTCTTCGCGAGACTTGGCCAGCGTCTTCTCGTGCTCCTTCTTCAACTCCTCGACATGGGTCTTGATCTCGGCCACCTCGGCGGCCAGCTTGCGCCTTTGCTCACGAACTCGGTCGAGTTCTCGGCGGACTCCTCGGAGGTCGGTAGGCTCGTCGTCGTCGTCCGTGGTCGTCTGGGTGATCATCGCCTTCAGGCGCTGGAGAAGGGTCTCGGTGTCGGTGTCAGGCATTGGTGGTCTCCGGTTCGAGGTCGTCGGCTTCAGGCTCTACGGTTTCTGGGACTTCGGTTTCTGGGTCGTCCTCCACAGGTTCGGCGGGACGGGGCGCCGGCTTTACGGGTTCTGGCTTCGGCTGCATCGCGGCGATCTCCTCGCGGTACATGATGCCGGGAGAGAACTCCGGGATCTTGCGGCCACCGAAGCGACGGGCGACGATGGCGGCGTAAAGCAGGGAGCGCCAGTCGTGCTCCCGGCAGGCGGGGTAGAGCGTGCGGATGCGCGCCTCGATGGCCGCATCAATGCGGGCCAGCGGATCGCCGCCCGTGCTCGACACGTCGATAGAAAGGATCTGCCCCCAGAGGGCTTGTTCCCACGCTAGGATCGCCTCCAGGGTGAGCTTCGGATCTCCGCTTGGGGAGAGTTGCCCAACCTGAACCTGCTTGGCCTTCGGGTCGGCCTCGAACTCGAGGAGGCTGGAGAGGTCGTTCGGTACGCTGTTCGGAGCAAGCGCCTTCTTCGTCAGCGCATCCTTGATCGTCGCTGGCGTCTGCTGACCCGAGACGAGTTGAGCGCCAAGCACGAAGGGCCGAATCCATGACCCGTCCTTCAGGAGGTGGCCCCAGTGGGTGAGGTGGACTCCGAGGGTTACCGTCGCTTGCGTCAACTCGGAGCCCGACGAGCGATCCCATAGCCCGGCGTGGGGGTGGGAGTGAAGGACCGAGCCAGGGATGATCGGGTTTCCGTCCATGTCGCGCCAGGTGTAGGCGCTCCCCTTCCTGGCTTCCTTCGGCAAGACGACGTGGTTCGGGGCCTCCACGAAGAAGGCTTCATCATCCTCGATGCCCCAAACATCGGAGATGTAGTAGGTAGGCGTACCGCGAAGATCCCAGATTTCCCAGGTGTCGCAGGTGTCATCCCCGACCTTGCGGGGGCGCATCCACCCGAGCGCCGATGGCTGGCCTGGGTTCTGCGGGTCCTCGAGGCCACGAAGTACCGAGGGCTTCGCGACCTGCGGAACGACTCGGCCGGCCACAGACGCCCACGGGAACATCACCGCAGACTCATTGCAGATGAGGGCATAGAGAAGGGCGCGGCTCTGAATCTCTGACAGTTTCGTCGGCATCGGAGAGCCACCGGCCTCGGCGTACTTCTTCGACGTGACGGGGCCGCTCCAATCCCCGAGGGCCTCGGTGAGCTCTGGCGGCATATCGGTGACGAGCGGGGTCGGGGAGTAGACCACGGAGAGACGAGATGAGAGACGGAGCGCCGGGTTTCTGCTCATGTCGGGGGTGCCGACGAGGTTTGCACGGTCGGCCCCGAGTTGCCGGATCAACTCGCTCCAGAGGTCGGTATACCAGAGACCTTCGATCAGCCGCTCACGGAACTTGATCTCTTCCAGCCCCGTTCGAAACGGGTTGGGCGGGGTGCCGTCAGCGATCTGAACTGGGTAGGTCATGGGGATACCTCCGAGGCAGGATACACTATCCGGCCGCTCGCTGCAAGGCATCCTGGCTGTCCAGTAGGCCGATGGAGGCATACCGCCACGCATCGCAGGCGTCCTTCTCGGGGTCTGCCTCGCGGCCTCTCCAGTTGCGGATGCCTTCGAGCGTGTTTGTGCAAGCCGGGTTGAAGTGCATGAGCTTCTTGTCCATCAATCCGTTGAGTTGATGGCCGGTGTCGAACACGGAGCCCGTCCACTTCGTTGGGGTCGTCAACTTGGAGAGCGTGCCCGGTAGCGTTCGGACAGCCTTGACGTATTCCTGATGGCGGGCGCTCGGCTTGGCGATCCCGAGGAGGCGGCAGAAGGCGCAGAGCAGGAGCCAATTGCTTTTCTCCCCGCCGTAGTAGTCCCCTGCGTGGTAGCGGTCTCCTATCCACACGTTCACCGACTCGATAGCCCGGCGTGGGTCTTTCTCTCCGGTGACTCGGTGGAGCATCGCCATGAGATCAGCTGCGTCCTTGTCCGCGTCGGTTCTTCCGTCGCTCGCCGCCTCTCCCACGACCCAGAACTCCGGGGTCGGCTCAAACACGCCGACGACGGCGCACGCCCGCTGACGACCGGCGCCCGAACCGTGGTCAATGCCTACCGCAAGCCAGTTCGGCTCGCGGAACCGAGAGGTTCCGATCAGGTCGTCACTGTAACAGGTGAAGAAGCGGTCGGTGAAGACGGGTATTCTCGACCGACCCATCCGCATCTCGCGCTCTGGTCCGGTCAAGGTGCGCTCAAACTTGATGATGTCGGATTGGCTCTGCCACGGGACCTCGAGGAGACCGCCTCGAGGAGTCACGGCGTCGAGCGTGAGAGGAACGGTGACTTGTCCGATCTCACCGTCGTCCACCTTTTTCCAGAACCATCCGAGCTTTTCGCCTCTCTCACCTACGGCGCCGATCCGGGGCGTGAAGCCGAGGCGAAGGGTGCCATGGAGCCGGAAGAGGCGCGGGGTGAGCTCGCCGTAGAACGCCTCTGATAGGGGTTCGTCCTGCGCCCAGTGGTGAACCTGCCAGCCCTGGATAACGTCGGGGCCTTGCTCGTTAGTGGCGAGGCAGAGCTCCCCGCCCTTTCCGGGTCCGTCCACTACGTCATAGATCGCGTACCGCTGCCCCTTGAGTTGACCGCCCTCGTAGCGGATCGCCTTCCGGAACCACCGCGGGTCCACCGTGGCCCACAGCGCCTTGAGGGTCGCGGCCATCTGCGGCCAACTCTTGCCTCCGATGCCTACCCGGCATGGAGGGCGGTGGCGCTGGAGGGGGTGCCGGCCGATGAGGCGGAGGATCGCATCGTCCACCAGAAAGACCGTCTTCCCCACCTGATTCGCGCCCCAGAAGACGCCGAGGTCGTCGGGCATCATCAGCGCCTGGCGTTGCGGGTTCGTGTAAAGCCTCGTGTCGAGGGCGTGGCATCGCTTCCAGGAGGCGTACCCGTCCGCCGAAAGGGCCTCCTCCCGAAGAGTCTCCGCGATGGTCGCGTCAGCCGGTGCGCCGGATGACCTGGATTTCAGTCCCATCGGTCGTAACCAGCCTCAGGGTGGGGTGGCGGCGGAGGTACTCGGCCATGTAGATCTGGAGATGGATGTCTTCGAGCCCGGAGGAGCGCGTCTCCTCTCGCTCCCGGATTTGCTCGGGGGTCAGGTCGCGGGGGTCGTCTCCACTGTCTCCTTTGGCGTCTTCGATCCGATGACGCTCGGCGTCGAACTCGGCCCGGAGGGACTGGCGCTGACGGTGGAGGGCGGCGAGCGCCGACCACGAACCGGCCGCTCTCGCTTTTGTGGCGTCCTTGCCGACCTCGACCAAGGCACGTTCAAGCCAAGAAAGGCGAGCGGCCGATACGGTGCCTACTTCTACTCCTTTACGTCGTCCCATTCATGGCCTCCTGGGAATACGGGCGCTCCGGGGGGTGCGCACAGCGAGAAAG